CAATGAAAAAATTTTATTTATATAGGTTCCTTGATAAGCACAAAAGAATTATATATATAGGGAGAACTCGTAATTTAGATAGCAGGATAAAAACACATTTTAATGGTGGACATTTAACTGTTGAATGTTATGAAGATGTTGAGTTTATAGAGGTCGCTGAATTAAATAACGAAGCAGATATGTATATATTAGAAATTTATTTAATTAGCAAATATAATCCTAAATATAACACAGAATATATTAATATGAAATGTTCTTTGAATTTAGAAGAACCTGTTTTCAATCCATACAATAGAGTTATAAAAGCACAGAAACCTATTAACAAAGACAGGTTGGATATGGAATTAAAACAATTTGATATGATTAGAGGAGATAATGTAATATCTATTGCTAGAGATGGGAACTTAAGCAAAAGGATTAAAGTCCAAAAAGGAACATTAAAAATCCTATTAACAAATAGAGATATGTGCATAATTGAATTTTTATTAAAAAATCCTAATACCGACACTTGTACGATACATAAATTGTTTTTTTCTAACTCTGGCTTAAGAACTTGTCAAGCTAGGATTAAGCTATTAGTTGAAGTTGGTTTGATTTCTTGTGTTAGAGAAAATTTATTATCTCAAAATATGTATTTTGTATCAGTAAGTAATGGAGAAAAATATAAAAGGATATTAACAGATTTAGATTCGCAAATTGATATTTAAAGTTATATTTTAGACTAGGTTAATCCTAGTCTTTTTTATATTAAAAAATATGTAAATACGTAAATAAGTACGTAATTATATGGTATAATAATAACAGAGGTGTAAGACAATGAGAACAAATAAAACAATAAGTATAGAAATTGAAGTATTAAATGAAATGCTAATGTATTGCAAGAAATATGACGTTACATTTAGCAAATTAATAGTAGTTTTATGGGATTTCTTTAAAAAGAAAAATACAAATACCAAGTAAAAAGGATTAATGGGGAGTAAAAATGAAAAGTAATGCAGATATAATTTATAATCATATAGAAAAACAAAAAGGGGATTTTGTAGTTCCTATCGAAGTTAATAATGATAGAAATTTACAATATATATTAATACAGTATGTATATAAACATAACATATTTAAAAAAGTTATAGAAGCAGAAGAAAGAAGAAAAAGAGCAGAATTTAACAGTAATATATTAATGCCTTATTTCCTTGCTGAACTTGTAAAGTGGGAAAATAAAACTGGAGTTAAATCTGAATTTTGGTCAGAACAAGAACATAACAAATTTAAAAACTACTTTATGAGTAAGTATGGGAAAATGATAAAATGATGAGGTTAATATTTTTAATTTTAACAATTTATATCATGTTTGAAATATCAATATATTTAGCTATAAAAGAGAAGGAAAAGGAGAATAGAGAAAATGAACAAAATAATATTAAGTGGTGGAATAACTAGAGATGCAGAATTAAGCTTTATAGGTCAAACTGGAACGCCTAAAATGAATTTTTCTTTAGCTGTAGAGCGTGGATATCAAAAGGATAAAAATAATAAAGTAGTTGACTATATAAACTGTGAAATGATAGGCGCTCACGTTGAAAAATTAAGCCAATACATAACTAAGGGAAAACAAATAGTTGTAGAAGGTGAATTAAACATAGATTCTTATATGAAAGATGATGAAAGAAAAACATATACAAAAGTAAAAGTTGATAAATTAGAGTTCCAACGTGGAGGAGCTTCTGCAAATACTGATATGAAAGTTAAAAATGAGTTTAAGTTAGAAGAATTTGGAAACTTTGAAACAGAAGAAGTACCGTTTTAATTAATGGGGGTTATTATGAATAAAGAAATGATTAATCACCCATCGCATTACAACATGGGTAGATATGAAGCTATAGATGTTATAGAAGATTGGAATTTGGGTTTTAATTTAGGGAACACAATAAAATATATAAGTAGAGCAGGACACAAAGACGATATAATACAAGATTTAAAAAAAGCACTATGGTATTTAATAAGAGAGATAAACAGATTAGAGGGAAATCATGGAGATACTAAAAAATAATTTAAGATTAGGGCGACTAAGTAAGGGACTAAGCCAAAGACAAGTTGGAGAACTTGCAAGAATGTCTTCGCATAAAATATTCAGAACTGAAAAAGATCCGAGTAATTTAAGAGTTGATGATTTAATGGAATTATGTAAAGTTTTAAATTTAGATATAAGCGAAGTTTTTACAAAAGACATATTTAATGTAGGGTGTAGAAAATGGTATTAAAAGGGGAGAAAATATGAATATAACTAATACGCAAATATTTGGCTTTGAAGCTTCTTTAAGAGGTATGAGAAATCCAATGAACAGTTGGCACTTACAAGATAGCACTAAATATGAAATAGGGTCTAAAGACATGGACCTAGCTAAAAGATTAATAAAAGCAGGACCTGAACATTGTAAATTCTTAAGACAAATACAAGTATGGGCTGATTTTGATATGCCTTTATACTGGTGGAGTGAATTTGATACATATAAATTTAATACTAAAAATAGTTGTAGCACTATGCACAAGTTATTAAATAATAAAGAAGAAATAACAATAGATAATTTTGTTTATGATAGAGAAGATAGAGTATTTATGCAAGTGATAGTGGATCAATTAAATTATCTTAGACATCATTATCTAGAAAGTAAAGATTATAATTATGTGATAAGAGCTAAAAAGCTTTTACCAACTTCATACAAACAATTAAGAACAGTTAATACAAATTACGCTGAACTTATAAATATATATCACCAAAGAAAAAATCATAGATTAAAACAAGAATGGCAAGATGTATTCTGTAGATGGGTAGAAGATTTGCCATATATGAATGAATTTTTAAATGTTAAGTAGAGGTATATAATGTTTAAAAAAGGTGATAAAGTATTCTTTGATAGTCAAGGTACTATGTACGAAGGTATACTAGTATCTAATGTATATCGAGTATTTACTGAAAAAGAAATATATGCAGATGTTTATATATCAGCCATTAAAGAGCAAATAACAGTAAATATAAAACACATAAAGAAAATAGATGAAATGAAAAAAATAAATGCTTTAGAGATACATAAAAAAGTTTCAATAGATGAATTATACAACAAACTTGATGAAGAAGTAAAAGAGATAGCTTCAGCTATACTTTTAAATGATGTTGAAAATCTTACAGAAGAACTTTTAGATGTTATGCAAGTAGTAAAAGGCATAGCTTTTAAATTTAATATAGATCTAGATGCTAATATAGAAAAGCATAATAAAAAATTATTAAGTCGTGGCCATAAGTTTATATAGGGAATAAATGGAAGCTATGTAAATCGATTCTAAGGTGGGTTTAGATAGCTTTTAATATAATTTATCGATTAAAAAAATAAATGTAAATATACGCTAAATGGAAATATAATCCAAAGGGCATAAAAGTACATATTTTATGCCTTTTTAAAAATAAAACTTTGTAATGTAGTTATTTCAATTGATATAGAAATTTTGCTATGTCAGTTAATTTTGCTATGTTTTTTGCTCGGTCAGTTATAATGGGGTGATAAAATGACCAAAGATAAAAAATATATAGAGTATTTACTAAGAAATTATAAAAAGAAAAAATCAAGGCTTAGAATTTTAAATCTAGGGCTTATAAATGAAGATGATAACATTTTAAATGGTATAGATTATTCAAAAGATAAAATACAAACAAGTAATTTATCTTCTTTAGATGATGCAATAGTTAAAAGAGAAGAAGAGATAGAAAGATTAGAATATGAAATAAATATAGTAGAAGCTTTACTTGATAGCTTAGATAGTAGGAAAGATAATCAGTATAGGCAATTAGTAGAAAATTATTATATTGAAAATAAAACATATACAGAAGTAATGCCTATAATTAATATATATAATAGGTATCATTTTTTTGAACTATGTAAGAAAGTTTTAAATGAATTTTTAGAGTTAATATAGAAGGTATAAACCTTCTTTTTTATTCCCATAAAATCTAAAAATAGTCATAATTAACCAAATATAGTACAAATAATAGTATTAAAATTGGTATTTAATGCCTAATTTTAATGTGCTATTATTATAGGGTAAACAATTATATAGTTGTTCATGGCTTATTCCTTCGAGTATATTTATCGTATTTTATTTTTAAAAAAGTGAGTGCTAGATTAAAAGTTTTAAATTTTTAGTCTAGCATTTCTTTTTTAAAGGTGGGTAAATTGGGAAAGAAGAAAACTAAGGTTAAGGTATGGAAAGATGTAGATGAAGTTGTAAAAGCTACTATTGAAATACCTAAAAAGGTACAATGGCTTGTAGAAGTCATGGAAGAAGTACCTAAGGGGGAGAAGTCTAAATTTTAGGCTTCTTTTTTATTTTATTATAATCATTATCAAAGTATATAAAAGGAGGTGGAACTTTGAGTTTAACCACAAAACAAGAAATCTTTGTCCAAAGATTAATAGAAGGCTATTCCCAAAGGGAAGCCTACAAATTCGCATATGAAGCCGATAATATGAAAAATGAAACAATAGATAAAAGGGCCTCCGAATTATTCTCTAAAGGGGATATTAAGGGAAGGTATGAAGAGCTTAAAAATGAACTAAAAAATAAAATGTTTTATACCGTTGAAAAGGCAAATGATGATTTAGAATGGATTAAATTAAAAGCTAAAGAAGATATAGAAAATAGAGGTATAAAACAAGCTAATTCAACTACTTATTTGAATGCAGTTAAACAACAAATAGATTTAAATGGGATAACTATAAAAGAAGCTAAAAAAGATATTGATAATATAATCAAGTTTGAGATAGTAGGGGCTAAAAATGATTAAACAAGTTACCTGCAATAATCATTTTATTGATTTTATAAATAACTGGGATTATAAATTCTATTTTCTAGTTGGTGGATATGGTAGTTCTAAAAGCTATCATGTAGCTACTAAACTTTTATTAAAATTAGCTTCAGAAAAAAGATTAGCTTTGGTTGTAAGAGAAGTATATGACACAATTAGGGACAGTTGCTTCAGTTTATTCGAAGAAGTGGCTTTAAGAATAGGCATATACGATCATCTAAAATTTAAAACATCACCTATGCAGGTTATATTTCCCAATGGTTCAAAGATTATATTTAAGGGCCTTGATAATCCACAGAAATTAAAATCTATCAATGGAGTTTCTATAGTATGGCTAGAAGAATGTAGTGAATGTAAGTATGAAGCTTATAAAGAATTGTTAGGACGTTTAAGACATATGGAGTTAAGCAATCATATTATTTGTAGTACTAACCCAGTTGGCACAGATAACTGGACTTATAGCCATTTTTTCAAGAATGAAGAAAATAATAAAACAGTTCTTGATGATGAAACTTTATACAATAACAGAATTGTAAAAACTAATAATACATATTACCATCATTCAACCTGCGAAGATAATGCTTTTTTACCACAAAGTTATATTAATGAACTTGAACAAATGAAAGAGTATGACTTTGATTTATACAGAGTTGCTAAACTGGGACATTATGGAGTTAATGGTGAAAAAGTATTACCACAATTTAAAGTAATTTCACATGATGAAGTTATGAATAAAGTTTCAAAGCTTCCAAATAGGCTTATAAAATATGGGCTAGATTTTGGGTTTGTAACCTCTTACAATGCCTTAATTAGTGTTGGAATTGA